GTATTCAAGAAAAAATGAAACTATCAGAAAATCTTTCACTTTCCGAAGTTATTAGATCGGAATCCGCAAAACGTAATGGCATATCAAACACGCCTACGCCAGAGCATATTGAGAATTTAAAGGCATTAGCCGAAAATATATTTCAACCGATTAGGAACCATTTTAAAAAGCCTATCCGTATATCATCTGGGTATCGGAGTAAGGAGTTGAATGCAAAAGTTGGCGGGAGTAAATCATCCGATCATTGTTTTGGATATGCAATTGATTTGGATGCTGATGGCACATCAATTACTAACAATGAAATATTCTACTTTATTAAAGATAATTTAAAATTTAAGCAATTGATTTTTGAGTTTCCTGTAAATGGTCAAGCAAGTTGGATTCATATTTCATATCAATCCAGTAATTTAAAAAATGAGATTTTAATTGCTAAAAAACTATATGGAAAGACTATTTATATAAATTATAAAACTGATGCAGATTTAATATAAATTATATGGCATACGTTTATAGACATATAAGATTAGATAAAAACGAACCATTTTATATTGGTATAGGATCAGATAATCTATTTAAAAGAGCATTTGATAATAAAAGTTCGAGAAGAAATATAATTTGGAATAAAATAATTAATAAAACTCAATACAGAGTTGATATTATTATAGACAATATTTCATGGGAAGAGGCATGCAATAAAGAAAAAGAATTTATTAGCTTATATGGCAGAATAGATAAAAAAAATGGAATTTTATCAAATTTAACAGATGGAGGGGATGGAACACTTGGTGTTTTGGTAACAGATGAAAAAAAATTATTGATGAGTAAAAGGTTTAGCGGAAAAATGAATCCTATGTATGGTAAAAAAAATTCTCCTGAATCAATAGCAAAAGGAATACAAAAAAGAATTGGAGTCGCTCCTTGGAATAAAGGATTAAAAAATATTTATTCAAAAGAAAGTATTAGTAAAATGAGTGAATCAAGCAAAGGTAAAACAGCTTGGAATAAAGGATTAAAAAATGTAAACGGTATTGGAATGGCAAAAATTGTATTAGATTTATCAAATGGTATTTTTTATGATAGTATTAAAGAGACATCATTATACAATAATTATAAGCATTCAACATTAAAAAGTAAATTAAACGGAAGCAATAAAAATAATACAAAATTTATATTAGTCTAAACGGACAAACTAAATATTTCCCATATGCTTAAAACTGATTTAGCCAGAGAATACCTAACAAGGTTTCCAAATCATGCTGATTTAACAATTGCCAAAAAAATATACAAGGAGCATCCATTATTATTTAAAAATGTTGAAACTGTAAGAAGTTTGATAAGGGGCGTAAAAGGGAAAACAGGCACATCTTTAAAGGATAAATCTTTATTTGTAGAGCCTACGTTTAACTACAATCCCTATAAACTGCCTGACTCAGAGGAAAAAATCAGAGAGCCTTATATATTACCATTAGCTGATAATAACATCCTTTTAATCTCGGATTTGCATATACCTTACCATAACATTAAGGCCATTACATTAGCTTTAGATTATGGCAAAGAGAATAAGGTAAATACCATCATAATCAATGGTGACTTGATGGATTTTTATCACATGTCGAGGTTTGAACGTGATCCACGCAAAAGATCCATAAAATTTGAGTTTGATTCTACAAAGGCATTTTTAGTCATTCTAAGAGAGGCTTTCCCAAATGCGCAGATATATTGGTTAAAAGGTAATCATGATGTTAGGTATGAGCATTGGTTGATGTCTAAGGCTCCAGAGGTCTTTGATGATCCATATTATCAATTAGAGGAAAGGTTAAGACTAAATGAGCAAAGAATACATCTGATCGGAGATAAAACTTTAGTAAAGGCAGGGAAGTTACATATTCATCATGGCCATTTGTTTTTTAGGGGTTTTATGGCTCCTGTAAACTCGGCCAGAGGTTTGTTTATGAAAGCCAAGGAAAGCGCCATTTGCGGACATGTGCATAAAATAAGTTCTCATTCTGAATCAAATTTATCTGGCGAATTAACAGCTACGTGGACAACTGGATGTTTATGCGAATTATCTCCAGACTATGCTCCTTTTGCCAACAATTATGCTCATGGATTTGCTCATATTCGCGTAAACGATGATAAAACATATTCAGTAAAAAATTACCATATAATTAATGGTAAAATACACTAATTATGATTATATTTATAATATGGCATACGTTTATAGACATATAAGATTAGATAAAAATGAGGTTTTTTATATAGGAATATCTTGTAACAAAAGAAATGATTATGTAAGATCAAATGAAAAAACAAGGAGGGGCATCTGGTGGAAAAAAATTATTTCTAAAACGGATTACAGAGTTGAAATAATGTTTGATGATGTTACTGCTGAATTTGCAAAAGAGAAAGAAAAAGAATTAATCCAAATTTATGGCAGAAAAGATTTAGGGTTAGGTACTTTAGTTAATATGACTGATGGGGGAGATGGCTTAAATAATAGGGTTTTTACTCCAGAGTACAGATTAAAATTAAGTATTGCTGCTAAAAAACGTATTGTTACTGATGAACAAAAAGAAAAATTAAGAGGGTATCGTTTAGGTTAAAAACTTACTGAAAAACATAAAAAAGCAATAAGCGATTGGAATAAAAATAAAAAATTAAGTGAAAGTCATATACTTTCAATAAAAAAAAGAATGACTGAAAATAACCCATCAAGTAATAAATTTGGAGCTGAATCAAAAAGTTTTAAGGGTTATATAATTGCAACAAAAGATGGCGTTTTTTTTGGTAAATACGAGGGGATAGGGGACGCAGCAAGAAAATTAAATACTAATTCATCTAAAATTTGTGCGGTCGCTAATGGTAGAAGAAAAACGCATCTTGGGTTTGTTTTTTATAGAGAAAAATAAAATGTACTCCGTAAAAAACTTTCGCATCTATAAAGGCAAGTTATTATAAAAATAATTTTTATATTTGTCGCATGTACAGGGAACTATTAGAAAAATTAAGTATAAACCAAACCATGAATGTTTTTGCAAATGTTCAGGTTTGGCGCAATAATGCAACCAGGTTGCATAAAGAAAGCGGAAAGGTATTCCATATTAAAAATATGAAAGACCATACAATGATAATCAGGCTATTTTAAAAATATATTTTTTATTTAATTTGGTTATTAAAATAACTTTTCAGATATTTGATTCAGCAAGTCAATAAAGGCTTTCTAAAAAATTAAAAACATGGAAATTATAATCTTTTTTATCGGGATGTCATTGGTAGTTTTAGCATTGGCAGGTTTATGTGATCACATTGCTAAAAAGTATTAATATGGGAAACGTACACTTAATACCAACAGACAAAGCAAGTAGGTTATTTAAAGCTAATCAAAAATTAGTTTTTGATAATACTAATGACCCTATTAAATGTATATCAGCTCAACACATCTACATCACTTCTAATGAAGAAATTAAAGAAGGAGATTGGATGTTAAAATGTAAAAATGTCAATGATTGGAATTTTAAATCAGGAGAATTAAAAGAAAAAGATTATTCTTATTTTGCTGTAAAATGCATTTCATTAGCATTGATTAATGCAGAAGATAAAAAAATCATCCTAACAACAGACCAAGACTTAATCAAAGATGGTGTACAAGCTATTGATGATGAGTTTTTAGAGTGGTTTGTTAAGAATCCAAGTTGTGAGGAGGTTGAAACTAAAGTAGAATTTATACAAACATCTGACAATTTAAAAGATGGTTTTTATTACAAAATATTCATTCCAATAATTTTTATATTTGCATCATGTACAGGGAACTATTAGAAAAATTAAGCATAAACCAAACCATGAATGTTTTTGCGAATGTTCAGGTTTGGCGCAATAATGCAACAAGGTTGCATAAAGAAAGCGGAAAGATATTCCATATTAAGAATATGAAGGATCATACAATGATAATTAGACTATTTTAAAAATATATTTTTTATTTTATTTGGTTATTAAAATAACTTTTTAGATATTTGATTCAGCAAGTCAATTAAGGGTTGCACAAAACTTAAAAACTATGAAAAATTACACAATCGCATTTATGGATGATAACTACAATGATTTAGTTATTAAAAACAAGCAGTTTAATAATAAAAAAGAGGCTAAGGCTTATGCAAAAGAAATTTTAGCCAACCTTTGTGATAATGATATTGTAACATTTAGAATTTACTAACATGGAAATTATAATCTTTTTTATCGGTATGTCATTGGTAGTTATTGCAATGGCTGGTTTATGTGATTACATTGCTAAAAAGTATTAAGATGGATAGTATGATAACAAGCGCGCCAATTGGATATACAATGGCTACGCATTACGAAAATGAACCATATAGTTTAACTAAAATTGTTGAGTGTGAAACCTGCGAAGGATCCGGCAGAGAGTTTTATTCACTATGTTGCGGAGAAATTATAATTGATAAGAAATGCTCACATTGTGGAGATCATTGCGTAATGGTTATTCACAGATGTGATAATTGTAAAGGAGAAGGAGAAATTGAATTATGAGTTTATTAGAAAGATTGAAACCAGAGTATTTAGTGATGCTCAAAAATGAGGAGGTTAGATTTCCATTCTCAGCTAAACACTTACAAAACAAGTTAGCTAAAACGAATCACTGGGTTGATTTAGAGTACGGAACAGTCATAAATTTGTTTGTTTGTTTCGGGTTAAATGATTATTGCCCAGCAAGTTTGGATAAAATATTTGATCATCATGATTAGTATAAGCAGGACTGTTTATCCAGATGGTAGGGTAAGCGAGTATAAAAATGGCGTAAAGTTTAAATTAAATCAGGCGCCTGATACCATAAAATATAATAATTGGATTAACTTTATTTATAATTATGCCATACGTTGAGGATAAGATTGATGATTTTAACATTATGCCAATGGGCAGAAAATATTATCAGGTATTTTATAAATCGCCTACAACCAGTAAAATATGGTCACAATTTACAGATGATCATGAGTTAATTGATAATATTAAAAATGGCAAAGCGCTAATTAGTAATTTAAGAAAATTAAAATTTATTTGTAAACTATGAAAGCTATAAAGCAACTATTTAAGGATTACGGCATGGACTGCGATCTGGATGTAAACAATCATTTAATGTTTTATGATTTAGATGATAATATTATACATATTGACCATTTAGGGGAAGTACTAATTGAGGAGTATTTTGATGATACTATTACAGGATCAAAAGATAATGTACAGAGTTTGAACGGCAGAGATACAATAACTATCTTATTTGAGGCTGATTACTCACTGGCTTTAGAAACAATTATTGATCATGAGAAGGAGCAATGACCTGGTAATATTCGGAATGCTGATTACGGCGTTCTGTTTATTAATTATAGTTATTTTTAACTTTATTTAGATTATTTTTATAACTTTGTATTATTAACCAAAAAACATGGAAAAATCAGAAAAAATCAGCAACCTATCCAAAGCATTAATAGACTTTAATGTTAGGGTAACTAAAATCTCAAAGGATGCAAAAAATCCTTTCTTTAAATCTAACTACGCTTCCCTAAGTAATATCCAGGATGCAATCAGCAAACCATTATCGGAGTCAGGTTTAGTTTATTCGCAGATGCCTACCGGAGTTAATGGATTATGTACTATTTTAATTCATGCAGAGTCAGGTGAGTATTTAATGGATTCATACACAATGCCAGTAAGTAAGCCAAACGATCCGCAGGCCGTAGGGTCAGCCATTACCTATGCAAAACGCTATGCTTTAGCAGGGATATTGGCTTTAAATATTGATGATGATGATGATGGCAACAAGGCTGCTGAAAAGCCTGTTATATTGCCTGTATTAATGCCAGGTACTGAGAAATGGGCGAAAGTATTGGAAGCCTTAAAGCAAGGTTATACAATGGCTCAGATTAAGAGCAAAAATCAAATATCTAAAGAGAATGAAACAAGATTATTAAACGATTTAGAACAAGCGTAATGATAAGCTCAAAAGATTTATTCTTTGACATGAGGTCAGAAGAATTAGAAACAATATATGCACCTGATTTTACAAAGAAACAGGCAGAACAAACAGGCATTGATTTGATTAATAAACTGTTTGAAGAAGGCAATCATACGCCAATACAGGTGTACTCTAACATAGCAAGGCTAAAGGCAGTAATTGATTCAGCTGATAAGGCATTTAGAGAACGTTTAAAGCTCACATCTGCGGATAGTTATAATGGTGTAACGTTCACTCCAAAGAACGGCGCTGAAAGCCTTAATTATGATGAGGATTTAGTTTATGCAAATTTAGAGAATAGACTTAAACAAAGGCTTGAATTGTTAAAATTAACTAGCAAATCAGATGAGCCAATATATGACTCAGAGGGTTGTGAAGTTCCAAAAGTGAGCAAAAAATATAATAAATCCTCAATCGTAATTACATTCTAATGGGAGCGCATTTAAAAAGGCCTGATATTAAACCACAAGATCCTGTTAGGATAGCCAAAGCTTTAGAGTTGGTATTTGGCAAAGGATTAGGAATAAATGAAGCTAGCAGATGGGCCAAAGTTTCAAGTGCAAGCCTATGCGGATGGATGACAAAATATTGGTTTTATAGAAAAATAGAAAATCCAGTTACAATCGTTTTAAAATCAAAAGTATGAACCATAAAATTAACCAGGTTGAGGAGTTTTTAATGACCGGTCAGCCATTAACAGTATTGGATTGTTTTAACATGTTTAAGACCTTCGAGCTTCGTAAAATAGTATGCCAGCTAAAAAACAAGGGCTTAAAGATAGGATCCGAATGGCAGGTAAATTTAAACACCAAATCACGATATAAAAAATATTATTTAATTAACTAAATTATTTATATATTTGTAGTGTAGCTGAAAGGTCGAGATATATGCTACATAAGATATTTGCCTTATAACGTGGATAGGACTCGACCCCTTGAAACGTTATGAGGCTTTTTTATTTTATAATTATGGACAAATTACAATGGTTTAAATTTACAATATCTGATTGGGTAATGGGTAAAATAATGAGATGCCCAGAGGTTACTCAGGCTCGATTTATTTGGTTATGTTGTCAGTATTGGAACAAGGAATGTATCATGTCTTATGAGGACGCTGAAGCTGAAATAGAAAAGGATCATTTAACAAATTTATTAAGTCGCAAAATTATTTTAATGGAAGGCGAAAAAATAAAAATTAAGTTTTTAGATAAGCAACTTATTGATATAGCCTCAGTTAGTAAAGGTCGTAGTATAGCAGCAAAGGCTAAATGGGATAAATTTTATGATAAAAAGAAAGATGCAAATGCTATGCAAGTTTATGCAAATGCAGAGCAAATGGATGCAAATGCTATGCAAAACGATGCAGAGAAGAGTAGAGTAGAAAAGAGTAGAAAAGAAAAGAGTATTATACCTACCATTTTTGAAGTTGAATTATATTTTAAGGAAAATGGATATACAAAAGATTCAGCCGTAAAGGCTTTTCATTATTACTCAGAAAACAATTGGAAGGATTCTAGAAACAACCAGGTTAAGAACTGGAAGCAAAAAATGCAGGGAGTTTGGTTTAAGGATGAGAATAAAATTAAAAACGAGCAATTACCTGCTCACTTAACGAGGGTATTAAATTGATTAAGAAATTTAAAGATATTGCAGACAATTTAGAATTGATGCGCAATACAGGTAATCCAATGGGAGAGTTAAGCGGATTTAGCGACTTAGATAAAATTTATACGATTAAGCAGGGATCATTTACGTTTATACTAGCAGCTCCTCATCATGGAAAGTCTGAGTTTGCATTTGAATTAGCGTTTAATCAGGCCCATAAATACGGAAAAAAATCATTAATATATTCTCCGGAAACTGGATCCGTAGAGGATATTTATGCGGAGTTTATTCATAAATACACTGGCAGGCCGTTTTATAAGTCAATCCCCGGAGCCGTAGAGGATAGGGAATATTTCCAGGCGATTAATTACATAGATGAGATGTTTAACGTAGTGGATTCAGATGATAAAAGCTATTCAATACCTGAGATAATGTCATTGGTGAGGGATGAGAAAATAATCATAACGGATCCGTACAATGAATTGAGGCATGAGATGGGCAATTACAATGGCCGCCAGGATCTTTATATTGAGGATATTATTGGGGAGGTTCGCAGATATTGTAAGAAATTCCAAAAGCATTGGATTATATCTTTGCATCCGGCGGCCCAGCAACCTCAAAAAGATGATAAAGGAAATTTGTTTTACGGAATGCCTATGGCTAGGGAAGCGGCCGGCGGTCAGGCCTTGTTAAGAAAAGCAATGACCTGGATTAATATGTGGCGACCTCCTTCCGGAATGAATGACCAAAACGGAATGCCGTATGAGGATAACGTTGTATTGATTAAAGTCGAAAAGGCAAAACCAAAAGGAGTAGCGGTTAAAGGGGAAATTAAGCTATTTTTTGATTGGAAAAAAAACAGATATTATCAATTTCCTAAACTTTACGCATTCGAACATGAAAAGTAATTTGCAAATGGAGTTGGAGATTGAGGCTTACAACTTATATTTTCAGGACAAAATAAAGACCTCAGAGGCATTATTATCTTTTGCCGGTATAATCTGCCACATAGAGGGAGATTTATTCTCATATCGCATGAAACATGGCTTAAATGACAAGATTCAGGAGGTTGTAGATAGGAATGAGAAATTAAAACAGATATATGATCATTTTTTTATATTATCTGAGCAGGTAGAGCAAATGAAAATGATAGTAGTAAAAAACAACGCTCGAATGTTAGCAATGGAATTAGATAGTGAAAAATTAACCAAATTATTAACCAATTATCAATCATGGGAATGACAGTTGCAGAAAAAAGCCTGGCAATGAGTTATATTTTAAGCCAGCTATTAACAGAGAATTTAGAGATAGTAATCCTGGAGGTAAAAGGAAAGCCGGAATACGGCCAGTTAAATGATAAGCTAATGAAATTAAAAGGTGCTTCAAAAAATGCCTTCAGGATATTAGAAAAAAATACAGATCAGTTAGATGATTTAAAAAATGATATTGAAGAGATATTAGGTAGGCTATGGGATTAAAGTACAAAAACATTAAAACAGTAATTAACGGAATTACATTTGATAGTAAAAAGGAGGCCGGATATTATGGGATTTTAAGGCTAAAAGAAAAGGCCAATTTAATTGATAAATTTGATATGCAGGTTAGGTATGATATAGTTGTTAATAGTCAGAAGATAGGGTTTTATAAGGCGGATTTTGTTACTTATAAAAATGGCAAAGTTTTGGAGGTTATAGATGTAAAATCGGAAATGACAAAGAAACTTCCGGTATATCGAATGAAGAAAAAACTCATAAAGGCAATTTATGGATTTGATATTGTTGAAATTTAATACCTTTGAATAAATTACAGGCAAGGAGCAGGCAGTAAAAATCAATTAGCAGGCATAAAAATATGAAAGTAAAAATCTCAGCCATTAAGGCAAACAGTAAAAATCCTAGAGTAATAAAGGATGACAAGTTTAAAAAGTTAGTCAAGTCTATTCAGGAATTTCCTGAGATGCTTGAAAAGAGGCCTTTGGTATGTTATACTGATGTAGATGGCAAGTATGTTGTATTGGGTGGCAACATGAGGCTAAAGGCATCGCAGGAGATAGGATTAAAAGAGTTGCCTATTGTTTTGGCTGATGATTGGACTCAGGAGCAAAGAGATGAGTTTTTGATTAAGGATAATGTTGGTTTTGGTGAATGGGATTGGGATCAGTTGGCTAATGAGTGGGATGCTGAAAAATTAGATGAATGGGGTTTGGATGTGCCTAATTTTGATGGAGAGGTATTAGAAGCTGAGGAAGATGATTTTGACACAACTCCGCCATTAATACCTATTACTGTATTAGGTGATTTATATGAGATTGGTGAGCATCGTTTGCTTTGTGGAGATAGTACTCAAACAGGTACTTTTGAAAAATTGATGCAGGGGGAGTTTGCCGATATGGTAGTAACAGATCCTCCTTACAACGTTGCTTTAGGAATGGAAACAAAAGAACAAGCTAAAGCAAGAAACAGAAGAACAGATGGTTTAATTATTCAAAATGATAAAATGAGTAATAATGACTTTTATAAATTTCTTTATGATTTTTATTCTGCTTTATCTACTGCAGTAAAAAAAGGTGGTGCAATTTATGTTTGGTATGCATCATCTGAAGTTGTCAATTTTGTTTCTGCATTAGTAGATGCTGGTTGGCTTTATAAACAAGAACTGATTTGGAATAAAACATCTATGATTATGGGAAGGCAAGATTACCAATGGAAGCATGAACCATGTTTATATGGTTGGTTAGATGGTGGAAGTCATAATTGGAATTCAGATAGAAAACAAACAACTATCATTGATTTTGATAAACCAAGCAAAAATGGAGAACATCCAACTATGAAGCCAATTGGATTGTTTGCTTATCAAATAGGCAATAGTTCAAAGGTTGGTGATATTGTAATTGATGCCTTTGGTGGTTCTGGTACAACTATGGTGGCTTGTGAACAATTAAAAAGGAAAGCAAGAGTCATTGAATTTGATCCTAAATACTGCGATGTAATAGTAAATAGAATGATAGCTTTAGATTCTAATATTAAAATCAAGTTAAACGGTAAGCCATTTGAAAAAACATACTAAATTATATTTAGCTTACTTTGGTTATGATCAATCAGATTTTATCCCTTGTGAGGTTTGCGGATGCGAGGCGGTTGATATACATCATATAGAATGTAGAGGTATGGGAGGTACAAAAGAAGCGGATAAAATTGAAAATTTGCAGGCGTTGTGCAGGGATTGCCATGTTAAGTATGGGGATAAAAAACAGTTTAAAGATTATTTAAAGGAGGTGCATAATGAATACAAGCAGAGAGGAATTAATTGAAAGAGGAAAAAATACACAGTTTAAAAAAGGTGTATCAGGTAATCCAAAAGGAGCAGTAAAGAAAATACCAAGATTAGATGTTTTACTGGCTGATGTTTTAGGAGAGGAGAAGGATGGAATTGAGGCGGCTAAAGCTATATTAATGGCATTAAGATCTAAAGCAGTAAAAGGAGATGTAAGGGCAGCTGAGGTATTATTAGATCGAGCGTATGGCAAAGCCTCCCAAAACTTAACATTAGATGGGGATATTAATTTTAGGGTTCCGGCTCCAAATGTTTACA